GATTTAACCCACAGCACAGAGTCGTTTACAGAATCTTTTCCAGCGGATTATACGGTTCATAATGACAGTGGATTTACAGCTTTATATCAGCAAATAGATTACGTTATGAGCGATATTCTAGATAAACGCAAAAAGGCGCTCACTTAGCGCCGGTCTCCTTCGCTTTATCACGGAAGCAATACCAGTTGTTCTTCTTTTCGGTAAAGACGTACACTTTCGAATCTCCGGGCATGAGGTTGTGTTTGTTTAGAAAGCGCCTTACTGACGCATAGGAGCGCTTGGCATCGAAGGTAATCGGCTCTACATTGTCCGTACCTGCAACGGTGCCAGGTCGCGCTATTCCAATAATCTGCTCGTCTGGATCGTAAGCAACGTGAGCCTTAAACGGAATGCCTTTAGCTCCGAGGTCATCACGTAGCTTGGCCGACATATAGATGCGTCCGAATTTATCGACAGTTATGTACCTTTCCGCAGTGGATTCAGCGGGATTATAGATAATGAACGCCATGTAACGACATCCTTTCGAAAGTAACGGTATTACTTACCATTATATGCAAGCAGTCAACGTACATGCAACAAAAAGACGCTATGCGTTAGCACAACGTCTTAATTCGGTAGAGGAACGTCCGAAACCGCTTCTTGAGCGGTCTGGACTTCGGCTCCTTGAATACCACTTCAATTTTCTTTGGTGCGCTTATAACGTAAGGCTTTCCGCACTGGTCAAATCCGATGATTACTTGGCGCATTGCTCGATCTCCTTCTGGTAGATAACTGTATAAAGGATAGGATAATCGGCATTGTCTTCGTTAGTATTCACTGTTAATCGAATATCATGAACCATCTCGGCGGGAATTTCCGTAAGGAAATCGTTAAATTCTAACTCATCCCAGTACGTAGCAACCTGTAACACTTTCATCTTACCAGCTCCTTTGCGCTTCTTAAAACAGTATATGCGCCTATAGCTTGGTTGTTGACGATAATCTAACGATAAATTAACGAAATAATGGGAGGGGTTTATATCGGCTTATGTCGTGTTGATTTAGACGAAGGACACCGTAAATATGAGGTTAAATACGCTTTGAACGATAAAGAAGGAGTATCCGCTCTACTCCGTGACATACATCGCTTGCGAGAGCGCCGATTCCACGCTGGCGACTATAGCGCCTCGGATATACTAATTGACTTGCAGACGGCGATTGATCGCGCAGGACTAACGAAGAGGCAGCGTGAGGCTATCTATTGCGTTTATGAGATGGATCTGACGCAGAAGGATGCGGGAGAGCGTATGGGAATCGGGCAGGACGTAGTGAGCGGACATGTATCGGCCGCTTGCGAAAAGATCGCTACTATTTATGCGGATTGGGATTACGGAGAGATTATTTTATCAGAAGAGGAGAGTTTAGATGAGATTTAGTAAAGGAACGGATTATAAAACAGCATTTATTGTAGCGGTTAATGAATTGATTTCAGAGAAAATTATGGATCGTAAGGAACGCATGAATCGGATTGATTCGTTAATTAGCGAGTATATCACCGATACAGGGGAAACTCCGAATAGTAAGCAACTAGAGCGATTGGCGGATTACGTCTTAATGGAAGAACTTACGGATAAGCATCCGGATAAAATTACTCGTGAAGAATATCCTTTTATGAGTGACTGGCAGCTTGATTTGCGTAGAGATAACGAGTGTGGTCTTAAAATAACGGAGGATACCGGAACGGATGGCATTAATTATCGCACACCAACCCGTCGCAAGCGTACATCAAGCGAAAATGAATCGGTTGATAAGTTTGCAAAGATACGCAATGAGGAAAGGCGCAAGCAATACCGTAAAGATACAACTCCAGGTGAATTAATTTCGTATAAATTATCGTAAATACCCATATTTTAGAGCTTTAGTTACCTATACGTTATGAGAAAACCATTTCACACTTCAGGCGCATACACTCGCCTTTTACACTTTACACAACGATAAACACGCGCTGGCTTTCCGTCGATCTCTTCGATGAACCAGCGTCCTTTCATATCAATTTTACAAGCGCACAATGGCTCCATTAAGTGAGTCTCTTGCGCTTTTTTGTTTTGCGTTGATACTTCCCACCAGCGAGCAAAGTCGGACATTGACGATCACCTCAACAGATAGTATAACGCGAATGTATGTTCCTAATCAACGGTTATTTACCCTTCCGACTGCGTATTCGTGGGCGGATGAGGCTCAGCGTCAATACTCTGTTTCGTCGGATCGGGTTCCGGTCGCCGCTTGCGCTCATGTGCGAGTAGGTTAAGCGAAATGGGGTTAAATTGACGCTTATTTAATTCGGGGCCAGGCGCATGCTCCTTACGAGGACTGCGCTATTTTTATTGTCATGTAGCTCAATGGTAAGAGCGCGCAACTTATAATTGCGTGATTCCAGTTCAACTCTGGACATGACGACCAATCATGCCGACGTAGTTTAATGGTAAAACCCCGGTTTTGTACTCCGGTATTGCGGGTTCGAATCCTGCCGACGGCTCCACTAACGGTAATTTTGCGGTAACTAGACCGGCCAGTCGAAAAGCGTATCCCGAAGCGCCTGTTATCGCTTATTTATATTTATCGGGAATAAATCGATAAGGGGTCGATATGGGATGGAATGGTTTAAAAGTAGTTGGACAAAAGAGACACTACGACAGAAATTATTCGAATTAATCGAGGAAGGCAAACCGATTAATACGATGAATGTTAAACATATTAAAGGATTTTACTCCAGTGCTCAAAGGATTCACGGTAGTTACCCAGATTTTCTAAGAGATAACGGTTTAAACCCATACGAGTACTTACATCAAGGTAATAGATTAGATGAGATTCGATCACAATGCGGACTATTGTTCGAGCATATTTTAGGCGACATATTTAGAGATTTAGGAGTATCCTTTACTAAGTATAAAAGTGGGATAGATTCTATACATCCTGATTTCATGTTGACAGGAGAAAAATGGGTCGATGCCAAATTACACTCTAATGCAGATATACAGGATACAATTAAAAGATATGAAAAGCACTGCTCGAAATTAATAATTGTTTACTTAATCGGCGATAAGGCACAAGATAGGATGATTACTGAAAAAACAAGGTTAGTAAGCGTTAGCTACTTTTTGAACATGCTTAAAGAGGATAAAAGAAACGAATATTTATTAAAACTTAAAAGCATTGAAAGTATCGCTGGATATGCCTCCGCTGAAAGAAAGGCGGTGGCAAAATAATGAGTAATGTTGTACCTATCGAAAACTACACGCCACAGCCAGAGAGAAAACCACAGCCAAACGATAAAGGAATATTGCTGGATAGTCCGCAAGGATACGAAATATATAACCGCGAGCTAATGCGTAAAGTGTTTCCTCGCATCATCAACGAAGCTTATGACGTAGCTTATGCCGATATGAAACGGAAGCCAGAGATCCGGGATATTATCGGTTTTTATTTTCTGTTGCAGTCGTTCATTGACGGAACGTACAGACGCGCAGATGGCACGTTGAATGACCGTTTTGGCGCATGCTTTTTAAACTACGATACAATCATGCAAATGCTTCGCTTGGATCGCGCTAGAGTAAAGCTACTAGCCGATATATTAGCGACTAACGGCATTATCCGGACCGTCGATCACTTCGAAGGGACTAAGCGGTTTAAGTGGTACTTTCCGTCATACTGTCCGAGGATTACCGAAGATGGCTATATCGTCGATGAATTTGGCGAAATAGTAAAGCCGGACTTTTCCGTTTATAAGCCGAAGAGACAACGGAAGGCAAGCGAGTAGAATGGCGGTAAATGCCGTAGTATGCACAGGACACACTACCGGTAGTATGCGCAGGACATACTATGCATCGTATGCACTGGACGCACTGTAAAAAGAGAAAGATGTAAAATAGCAATAAGTAAAAGAGAAACAAATAATTCCGCCTTCGATTCATTACATGAATCTTCGGCGGACCTCTTTTAAATAAAAGATATAGCGCATTAATAAATACTAGCGATAAAGGTAATTAATGCGGATATAAAACGATAATCTAATACGCAGATATAACCGTGAAGTCAAAGACTTCTACGATATATCTAACGTTAGATTAAAAGTTAAGGAGATCGATACATTATCGGACTAATATTACTGGCGGTATTATCTACGGTACTAGGCGTATGCTATGCGGTAGTGACTGTGTTAAACGGATAGGTAATCGGAAATAGGCGATATGCTTTCGTATTAGGTACGTTTATATTAACGCATATAATGAAGTGATTGTACGCAAAGGGTAACTTGGTAGTAACGATATTGAGTACAAATACATTCCGAATTATCCGCTCGGCCGTCTGGCGGAGACAGCCTCCGAAAACATCAACCCGGATTCACTGTCGCGCTATTAGGAGTGCCTAATACGATACTAATCGTGTACGCCAGTGGTGGAATCAACGTGTATAATGCGATCAAATCACGCATTGATAAGTAGAAACGTTGATATTCCGCCATTCTTACGTTATAGATAATTTCGTAAAATAAGTATATCACGAAATTAAGTCGAAAACGGACAACACCGCTTTAACCATCTAAAGTAATTCCTGATACCCCCAAGGCGGGGGTCGAACAGGCCCGTAACAGGCGTAGAAAACTTTCTTACAGATTTTAAAACCCCGGGTCGAATCCGAACGAAGGCGGGCGGCATCTTGCGGTACCCACATCCGCCATGCATCCGCCTTCTTTTGCGTTCGAACTTACGGGCAAATCCCGCCAATATAGCGATTATTTTACGAAAGGAGACGTATAACATGTCGAAGGAATTAAAACGCCTAGAATCCCGGCTAACCGCCGAGCAAATCACGGCAGCTCAGTTATTAGCAGTGAATAAGTTCTTGCCACGTCCGCCAAAAGATGCGACTGAAGACGATATTGAACGGTTAAAGGCGGAAGGAAATGTCCGCTTGCAGCTCGGAGAAATTGCGCAGAAGATCGGAGTCACTGAGCGCACCCTATACAACTGGCGCAATAGCAACGATGACTTCACGAAGTATGTAAACATGCTGGCCACTAACGTATTCATGTCGCATCTACCGGATATCATGGAGAAGCACTTGGATATGACGTTAAAAGGCCAGGGATCGATGAAAGGCATTGAGCTATTCTATAAGTTTGGCGGACTTCTTATCGATAAACAAGAGGTTAAGACGGAAGAAGTATCTAATACGGATGCTACGCTAGAAGAGCGTCTCGCTAAACTAAAAGCTCGTGCTGCAACGGAGGCTGATCCGGAGGCAGGCGATAAGTAGTGGCGTTTATTAACGGAAAATGGATGGCGAGAGATGAAAGACAGTCTCGCATAGACTTGATAAAAGCGCTAATCGCTGAATTTAACCGGATTCCTCCGAGTAGATTAACTGCCCATGAAATCGATCAATGGGAGAGTCTTGACGAGGAACTGGATTTGCTCGAAAGGGTTCACCGGTCCGAGTACGACATGCTTTATTTTATGACGGAGTTCTTTTCTGAGGATCGCAATCCAGGTAATCCGGATAATTTGATTCCGAAAGGCGTTACCTATGATAATTCAGCCGACTTTCACCGAGAGTTATGCCGATTGTTGGACGATATTACTCGTGGAATTAACCGCAATAACGTAGCCTGGTCAGTAGGACGGGGGCATGCTAAGACGGGCTATTTGAGTAACGGTTATCTATGCCATATGACCGCATTTCGGCATAAGCGTTACATCGTCGAGGTCTCCGAAACTACTGACGTAGCTGGAGACTTTATTCAATGGACGCGAAATCAACTAGTTCATAACGAAAAATTAAAGAAACACTTCGGTACATTGCTTCACGAAAAGAAGTCGATGAATGATGTCGACAACAAATACGAGTTCGTTACGATGTCCGGTACAAAGGTTGAAGCCAAAGGTATCGGTACTCAGATGCGCGGACTCCGCCACGGAAGTTCACGCGTTGAGGCATTCCTGCTTGATGACTTAGAGAGCAAAGACTCGGTAAACACTCCTGAATTAAGGGACAAGAATAAAAAATGGTTCCGTGAAGAAATGTTACCTGCGTTATCTAGAGATGCAGGTATTTGTATCTATATGGGTACCATCGTGCATTATGATTCGTTATTAAATTACGTTATTAAAGAGCGTAAAGACTTCGTATCACGTAAATTTCCTGCGATTATTGAATGGTCAAAGCGAGAGGATTTATGGGCGGAATGGCAACGTATATATCGTTCAGATATTTCAGAGGCTCGCCAGAAGGCGCTCGAATTTTATAAAGTAAATCAATCCGAGATGAGCGATGGTACAGTTCTATGGCCACAGCGATTCTCTTATCTCGACTTGATGGAGATCCGCGAGAATGACGGAGCTAAAGCGTTCAATCAAGAGTATCTGGGTAATCCAATAGATGAGGAATCGCAGATATTCAAACCGGAAGATTTTACGTATTACACTGATTCAGACCTGGATGGCGTAAAGCTAGATTACTTCTGCGGAGTTGACTTCGCAATGGGTAAGGAAAAAGGCGACTATAGTGCGATTATAACCGTTGGGAGATCCCCTAACGGTATTTTTTATGTCATTGATGCGTACTTAGAGCGAGTTCATCCGGACGTATTGCTGCAGAAGATCGTCGAGAAAACGATACATTATCAATACGCAGGCATGTCGGTAGAGTCTCAGCAGGCGCAGGAATGGTTCGCACACAAGCTCAAGGAAGAGTTACGTAGACACGGTTATCCCGCACATACTCGCGTAAAAGAGATTAAGCAGAGGATGAGGAAGGCACTACGTATTGAATCGCTTTTGCCGGAGATACAAGGTGGGCGCATTCGATTTAAGAAACAGCACCGACTACTACTCGAAATGTTCGAACTTTATCCCAACCATAACCATGATGATGGTCCCGACGGACTTCACATGGCATATACGGCTGGATTAGACGGTAAAAAGAAGATTATAAACAAACCTCAATGGTTATAGAAAGGAGGAAATTGGATGCCGAATATACCCGAAGTGCTAAATGCATTGAACCCGTTTAAATCGGGATTGCGGGAAGCAACAATTGAATCGGACGGCGTAAATTACGAAGTATTCCAGCAGGGAAAGCTTTTTAACACAGAAGGAATCTTCCCGCCTGCCGAGGACATCGAACGATTAAGCCGCTACTATCGCGGGAGAAAAACGTTCGACGGTAACTTGTGGGAAATTTATACACGCGCGAGCGATTTGTTAAAAGACACACCGCATGCTAAGCAATTAAAACAGCTATATATCGCTGTGAATATTATGGACGTATTGCTAACGAAGCCTGCCGATATGTTAGTCGGTGAGCCTCCGACTTACGAAAGCGGCATGCCGGATGATTCTCCGGAACAGCAAGCGCTAAATAGAATCGTCGAAGAAAACGATTTAAACTTGCAGATTCACGAGTCTGTAATCGGATCGGGATACCGTGGCGATAGCTTCTTCAAAACGTTCTATGGTTATCGCCAAGACTTCTCCGGAATAGGAAATGTGATTCCAATGGGAATTAATAAGGAGCCTATTATAGAAGCGGTAAATCCTTCGTATGTGTTCCCGGAATTATCGAAAGACAATGCAAAGAAATTCAAGGCAATCAACATCGCTTTTGTTGAATGGGTATACGTTCGAGGAGAAGGTGAAAAGCCATTCCTAAATGTCGAGAGACATCTTCCAGGTTATATCCATTATGAAAAATTTGCGTTAAGCCCGTATGATGTGGATAACTCTTACGGAGCGCCTATTCAACGCTTTATCATTGGTGAAAAGGTTGCAACCGGGAAAGAGTCCGATATTGTAGAAACTGGCGTACCGCGTTTACTAGTATTCCACTCTCCATATAAAACAGTCGATGACGCGTGGGAAGGTATTAGTGGCATTCAAAAGATCGAAAGTGTCCTTGCGGCCATTAACGATTTGTTGGTGCAGCTCGATTTTATCCTGCACAAGCACAGCGATCCTACAGCATACGGGCCGGATTTGCCAACGGATACAGACGGTTCTATACGATTTGGTGGTAAATATATTCCGGTTAATAAAGACGAGCAAACTCCTGGATACATGACGTTCCTATCGTCGCAACAGTTAGACGGTGTATTCCGCGAGTTAGACTTGTTATTATCACTAGTTTATCAGATGTCCGAAACTCCGCAGTGGTTATTCGGTACTACAATAGCAGGACAAAGTAAATCTGGTGAGGGTACGTCGCATACGGATGGCGTCGCAATTAAAGCTCGCTTCATGCCAATATTATCGAAGGTAAAACGAATCAGAGTACACGTTGACCGTGCGATTCGCGATGCCTTATGGACTGCGATGGAGTTGGAGAATTACGCCAACGAAGGAGTCGACGGATTTGTTTCATACGAAGCGGTTTATCCGAAGATTAATTGGCAAGACGGTCTTCCGAAGAATGAGCTTGAAGAAGCGCAAATCATGGAGATTCGTACCGGTAAGAAGCCGACCATTGACGTCAAGACTGCGATTAAACGCCAGGATAATCTAAACGATATGCAGGCGCAAGAGGTATTTGACCGCATATCAGATGATGAAAAGACGATGAATGGCTTCGTCGATTCTTCGATATTCAGTAATAACGGAGTTGGAGGCAGTAAGTAATGGCTGAGTTTGACCGCCAAGTACCGCAACCTGAGTATGATTACGAAATATCCCGTCTTGTCCGCTATTATCAGCAGGCAGTACGGGATATTTTAGTTCAGCTCGAAAGAGTTGACTTAACTAACGCGACCAAAGCGAATCAAAGAGCGGTATTGGCTGATATTGCAAAGGTACTTTCGCAGCTAGACGTCAATGCTTCCGCTTGGGTTGAAGCGAATATACCGATTGCTGCGCGAGAAGGCGTGGCTAGTACGTTGGTAACGTTGGGACTCGCTCAGACGTTCGATGAGGCGATGAAAGTGGTCGAGTTCAACCGACTGAACCGTCATATGATTGAAACGGCTGTGGCCGACACTCAGAACGATTTGCTTCAGATTACGCAGAACATGGATCGCAAGATTAAGACGGCTATCCGCCAGTCTGTCGCTGAAGTCATGCGGTCGAATATGTCGCAAGGAATTAACGGTAGGAAGACAATTAGTCGCGAGATTCTATCCGAATTACGGAAGCAACTTGGAGATTCGGTGAATACCGGCATCGTTGACCAAGCAGGTCGCCGTTGGAAGCCGGAAACATATGCCGAAATGGTGACTAGAACGAAGATGATGCGCACGAGGATGGACGCCACGATTAACGAAGCTGTCGGTCGTGAAGCGTACTATGGCACCGTAAGTCGTAACGGTTCTAAACACGAAGAATGCCGTGTATGGGAAGGTAAAATCGTAAAGTTAGTACGGGAGGCTCCTGGAGATTATCCGTATATCGGAGACTTGCGCAATCAATCTCGCGGGTTATTCCATCCAAATTGCCAGCATCAGGTATTACCAGTACGTGATCCTAATCTATTGCCGCAATCAATTAAAGATATTAACGGTTTATAAGGCGCTAACAAGGCGTCTTTTATTTTGCCTTACGGAATGGCGTTAAACTTTCGGATGATTAACTAATAGGCGACGGCCTTAAAACGGTTGAGGTACAAATGAACAAGTTTAAAATGAATCTTCAAAACTTCGCTGACGGCGGCGAGCCTGATAACACGCCAGATAATACTCCTGATGATGGAGCGCAACCTGACGATAATAAGCCGGAAGTAAAAACGTACACGCAAGAACAAATCGATAAGATGATTGCTGATCGCATTGCTAGAGAGCGCAAAAAGTACGCTGACTATGATGATCTACGCAAGAAAGCGGATGAGTATGAAAAAGCGGAAACTGAGCGCAGGAAAGCAGAAATGGATATTCAAGATCGGCTGAAACTTGAGAAAGAAGAGGCGGAAAAGAAAGCTCTTGAAAAGGAGCAACAGGCACTAACCGCAATGGAAAAAGCTAATGCGCGTCTCATCAAATCCGAGTTCAAGCTTATTGCGAAGGACGCAGGAATTAGAGCGGACGCATTAGAAGACGCATTCAAACTTGCAGATATATCTTCTGTCAATGTTGACGAGGACGGCGCCGTCGAAGGAGTTAAATCCGTGGTTGATGCGTTAATACAAGCGAAGCCTTATTTGGCGGAGCAAACGAAAAAAGAACCGAGAACCATCGGAGGTTCTTCGAATCCGACTCCGGATGCTACCGCTAAGACTGCCGAGCAACTTCTTAAAGATGCCGCAGAGAAGGCGAAACGTACTGGACGTATGGACGACAGGGCCGCATATGCAGCATTAAAACGTGAATTAGGTTTATAAATCGGCGCACCGAATATCGGGCGTCTTTTTTAATTTCTATTAACTATTAGGGGGACTATTTAAAATGGCTAAAAATCCTATTTATGATGCTTCACTCATAGGCAAGAAAATCAGCGTCGTTGACGAGGTTTTATTGCTTAATCCACATACCACTCCAATGATTTCTTTACTTGGTTTTGGTCAGGCTGTAACGCAGACTAACCATCAATGGTATGAAGACTCTCTTTATAACGACGAATCTAAAGTATCTGGCGCTCAAACTAACGTAGCTACTTCTATTCCTGTTATTGATGGAACTCCTTTCCGTGCTGGACACGTAGTTAAAGTTGCTGACGAATTAATGCTTGTTACTGCTGTATCTTCTAACACACTAACTGTAACTCGCGGATATGGCGGAACTACTGCTGCAGCAATCGCTGACCAATCTAAAATCGAAGTTATGTTCGTAGAAGGAAGCGAAGGAGCTGACGCTCGTACTGCTCGTTATAAGGCTCGCGTTCAGCAGTCCAACAATACTCAAATCTTCGACGATTCAATCCAAATCAGCGGAAGTGCAGAAGCTGTTACTCAGTATGGAATCTCTGATTTATACGAGTATGAAAAGCAGAAAAAATTGTTGGAATTAAGTCTACAATTAGAGAAAGCCATTCTTGGCGGCGTGGGATATACCAGCGGACAAATCCGTCAAATGAAAGGTATCCGTAACTGGATCGCTACAAACGTTACTAACGTTGCTGGCGCACTTGCCGCAACTAACATCAACGACCTTGCACAGTCTATCTACGAAGCAGGTGGATTTGCTGGTGGTGGAGACTACAAAATCGTTGTAGGAGCAAAGCAAAAACGCGCTATCTCTGCTTTCGATAACAATAAGCTTTATATCACTCAAGCTGAGAACAGCAGGGGTGTTAAAGTTGACCACTTCGTATCTGAATTTGGTGAGTTCGAAATCGTTCTTAACAACAATTTGAACGCTGACGAGTTACTTCTTATCGATGCTAACCGTGCTGCTATCCGTCCGCTTCAAGGTCGTGACTTCTTCCACAAATTTATGGGAGATCAAGGTGACTACACAACTGGTATCCTTGTTGGTGAGTACACGCTTGAGTTCAAGCAAGAGAAAGCTCATGGTCGCTTAAGAGGATTATCTTAATATTAACTAATCGCCCGCAGGTTATCGCTTGCGGGCTTTTATTTTACGGAGGTACCGTATGGCTAAGTTTACAAGTCGTTACGATAGGTTCGGTTTCTACGTTAACGGCCAGCTAAAGCAATTTTTTGCAGGTCAATACGCCACCGAAGACAAAGCGGAGATTGAAGTATTATCCGCAATGTCTGAAGTAGAGCGCGTCGATGAACCAGCGAAAGCAGAAGTAAAGAAAGCGGAGGAAAAGCCCGCAAAAGCGCCAGCTAAAACCTCCGAAAAATAACGGAGGTGTAACGCATGGCCATTAATGTTTCCGTTGACCAAGCGGAAGATTACTTCGGAACCAACGTTCTTTTTACGGACGAGTGGGATTCGGCAGATTATTCGAAGAAAGAAAAAGCGCTGACTAACGCAGAACGCCAATTATATCGGTATTACACCGCCTATAATTCTACTAATAAACCTGTTCCGAATGAAGCTGTATTCGAGCAGGCGTTATGGCTCCTTCGCCTTGACGATTCAATCCGTAAAGCCGATCAAGGCGTCCGTCAAATCTCCGTAAGCGGAATTACGATTGCCATTGACCGCGCACCGGATTACATTGCGCCTGAGGTCCGAAAGATTCTCGGTCGCCGTATGGGATGGAGCGTGATGTAGATGACGAATTGGATCGACTTAAAAAGTCTTACATGGTCACCGTACAATGAAGCACCTCCGCAATCTCCGTCTGCTACTGCGTCAAGTAGTTCATCGCTCATACCATTGAAGGACGAAGTTGTTATCGCCAAAGTAACAGGACTAGACGACTATGGACAGCCGATTTTCGGCCAGTCGACGACTTACAAATGCAGGATTGACGAAGGTACGAAGTTAACTCGCAACCAACAAGGAAGCGAAGTTATATCAGCGGCGCAGATACTATTATCCGGTGGCGTGGCGGTTGGATATAACAATGTGTTTATCTTTGTTGATGCCGGAGGAGAACAACGTGCAGCGAATCCAATCCGCATAAGTACGGTCAAAGATATATCGTCTAAGCCGTTGTTTACGAAGGTGGAATTGTAATGGCGGATATTGTATGGAACGGTGACGCAGTATTGGCGAATATATTAGCAGCTACTAAACGAGCGATGAACAATTGTGTTGACGATTTAGTTCGGACTTCTTCCGAAGCCACTCCTCACGATAAAGGATTCTTAGATGAGTCATGGGATCGCGAGGTAAAGGTTGAGAACGGCGAAGTTGTCGGAGCTGTCGGATATGGTGTGCGTGAAAAGGACCGGTCAGGAAACGTTACAAACTACGCTGTATGGATTCACGAAGGAACGTATAATCTTGGCGAAGGTTCGCTTGCTAAATCAGGCGGAGATAGTGGATTGAGCGGTAAACATTATCCGGTTGGTAATAAGTTTTTGGAGCGCCCGTTTAAAGGCGATTCTAAATCGTATGAAAAGCATATAGCAGATATGGTGAAGGAGGCGTTGAAGTAACGTGCTGGCAGTTATCGATATAATTAACTATTTAAAAACGGCGATACCGTACACATATTACGCCAACGAATTTCCTGCTACGGCTGCAGATGACATTGCATACGTGAGATTTACTGGCGGAGGTTCTCCGGACCATACCGTTTCTATAAAACGTCCATCTTTTCAAGTGCTAGTGCGGTCTAAATCAGTAGTGACTGCGGAAGCAAAAGCTAACGTTATTCACTCTGACTTACACCAAAAGCGAGATTTTACGCTAGGAACCACGCGAGTTATCGTATGTACTGGCGATCAGAGTACTCCGGTATATATTGGGATGGATGCGAATAGTCGAGCGTTATATTCGATAAATTTTACGGCAGTGATTGCGGAGTGATGTTATGAAAATACGTTGCAAACAAGCGGACGGTGAGATCGGATTAAACGGTACTTACTGGACGGTTGAAAATCATGTCGCTGATGTTCCTGATGATGCAGCGGCTATTTTGCTTGACCGTTACTCCGATAACTTCGGAGTTTACGAAGAAACCATTGAGGAGGAATCGTAATGCCATTAACTACAGTTACAAAGATTCTTGGTATTAATGACATCAAAATCAGTAAGCTTACTGTTGATGACGGAACCACTTTAACGTATCAGACTTCTGTAGACGTTCCTGGTTCTACATCTTTAAAATTAGGCGCTAAGTTCGTAGAGAAGGAACTTCGTGGTGACGAAGTAATTCTTGACCGTTACACTAAGATCGATTCTATCGACTTCTCTTTCGACCATGCAAAAGTTTCTCTTGACGTTTTAAACGTAATCTTAGGAGGAACTACTGCGGCTGCCGGAACAACGCCTGCACAAACTCAAACTTACACTCTTAAAGGAACCGATATTCCTAACTACTTCAAAATCGAAGGCCAATCGAAATATACCGACGCTGGAGATGTTCATATCATCCTTTATAAGTGCAAAATCAACAAGTTTGACTATGAATTGAAAGGCGAAGATTACGCTAGTGTTTCTATTAGCGGAACTGCAATTCCTACTGCAAAAGACAGCAAGATCAAAGATGTTATCATCAACGAAACTGCTGCGGCAATCGTTTAATAACAATTTATGGGCGGCTTAGTGCCGTCCTATTTTATTTGGAGGTAACATGGGTAATTTAGGAGACATTCGTATTAAATCGGTTTCTATTAATTTGGACAAAGAACGCAATCTTTTGTTTGATCTTAACGCATTCGCAGAGCTTGAGGATGTATACGGAGAAATTGATGAAGCTTTAAATGCAATTGGCCGTGGATCTATTAAAGCTGTTCGTGCTGTATTATTCGCTGGACTCGTTCACGAAGATGAATCTCTTACCGTTAAATCCGTCGGTAAACTTGTAACGCTTAAGAATCTCCAGGAAGTATCTGCAGCTCTTACCGAAGCTATAAAGCAGGCTATGCCACAGGGAAACGAGACAGCCCAACCGTAGATGAAGACGATTCTAGCGGTTGGGACTGGTCATGGTTCTATTATTTAGGAACGGTAGTACTTGGTATGACGGAGGAACGATTTTGGCGTTCTACTCCTCGCAAAATAGCGGCACTCGCTGACGTCCATATGAAAGTAAACAGTGGTGGCGGTGAGGGATCGCCGCAGGAATCGCAGACACAAACGATAAACGACTTTATGTCGTGGTAATAAGGAGGTGAGCGAGTGGCGTTACAAATCGGTGAACTTTTTGTAAATATAAAAGCTAACATGTCGGAGCTTAAACGTAACTTAGATCAAGCACGACAAGATAGTGAACGAGCAGGTAACGCGATTGGCGATGCACTTAAAAAAGGTTTCGGATTTGCTGCAGGTATGGCCGGTTTTCAAGGTCTTAGTTCAGCTTTGCACGAATTAGCACAATCTGCGTTAGATTTCGGTGGGACCATGCAGAAGGTTAAAGTTCTTTCTGATGCTACCAACGAAGAAATGAAGCAGTTAACAGATACGGCCTTAAAAATGGCTCCAGCTATGGGATTCAAAGCAACGGAGGCTGCAGAAGGATTGCAGGAGCTTGCAGCGAGTGGCTTTACCGCTCAACAAATGGCGGTAATGTTGCCTGCTGTAATGAGTGCTGCGGCTGCTTCAGGAGAGAAGCTAAGTTTGGCATCCGAATTAGTTGCGAGTCAGTTACACTCTTTCGGAATGGAAGCGTCACAGGCAGGGCATATTGCTGATGTCCTAGCGAAGGCTTCGAATATATCTGCGATAGGTATGCAGGACTTAAACTACTCACTTAAGTACGCAGGTCCTGTGGCTCATGCTGTCGGAGTTAGTTTCGAAGAGTTAGGAGCAGCAATCGCTGTGATGGGGAATAACGGTATTAAGGGTGAGCAAGCGGGTACAACATTACGTAGCTCTATCGAGAGTTTGATTAATCCATCGCGCGAAGCTAGAGACACGATGGCTGCTCTAGGTATTAGTGTTAAAGATAGCCAAGGAAATTTACTTCCACTAGCTACTATACTCGGAACGTTCCAGGAAAAACTACAAAACGCTACATCTGCACAAAAAGCTCAAGCAGTAGCGATGATATTCGGTAAAGAGGCGGCAAGCGGTATGTTGTCGTTGATTGCCGCAGGACCGGATAAGTTGAAAGAGTTTACGAAAGAGCTTGAAAACTCCGCTGGTTCATCTAAAAAAGCTGCTGAAGAGATGAATAACAATTTCGGCGGTAGTTTGAAGAAGTTACAGGGAACCATTCAAGCAGTCGCAGTAGACATTGAAAAAACACTAGATCCAATACTTAAGAGTGTTACGGATTCATTAAATAAAATGTTTTCATCGCTTAAAAACTCCGATGAATTTAAAACTTCATTATCGCAATCTGCTTCTACAATAGCGTCCGTTTTTAAACTCGTAGTAGAAAATAGCGACAAAGTTATCCTCGCTATAAAAGCGATTTCCAGCGCATTTGTGGCTATGCGAGTTGTAGCTGTTTTAAATATCGCAACTATTGCTAAAGCATTGGAAACACTTAAGCTATTACTTTTAAGCACAAGAGGTTGGGTCGGAATTGCCGCTGCAGCGTTCGTTGTACTAGAGGATTCTGCCGGTAAAAATTTGTATGGAATCGGAGATAAACAAAGATCGCTAGGCGAATTTTTCGTGCAGTCTTGGAAACTAATGGTTAATAACGCTTTAATCATTTGGTATGGTTTTTGTCAATTAGTTAACCAAACAGCTAACGGAATATTCAAGGTTATTAACGGTATTGGTAAGGCGTTTGGCTCGGCCGGTGATTTGATTAATACAAAGTGGATTGACGAACAGAAAGCACATTTGGAAGGCTTAGTCCAAGAGTCAGATAAATTAGCGAATAGCGTTGGCGACGCGGGCGCTAAAGTAGCCGAAGCGTTCTCTAGTTGGAAAACTCCAGGAGATCCAAACGCTGACTTCCAATCGCTTGATTCCGCTTCTTATAATACGAAGGCTGACCAAATAGCCGGATTAGGCGACGCTTTTAAGGGTCTAGGAGCAGACGCAAGCGCCGCAATGCCTGAAGTATCTGGTTTAGGTAGTTTGCTCGATGACATCGGACAAAAAAGCAAAAAAGGTGCAAAAGACAGTCGAGAAGAGTGGGAGAAACTTTCCGATGCTCTTCAATCGTCTCTCCGTGTTATCCAAGCGCAATGGCAGTTAACTACGATTGAAATGGGAGCCAATGCTGAGCAAACGAAGAAACTCGAAGCAGAGCTTTCATCGCTGAACGATCAGTATTACATTCAGAATCAAATTGTCGAAGAAGCCCGCCAAGGCTACGAAACTATGCTTGCAACGAAAGGTATTGCCGCTAAAGAAACAGCAGAAGCGGCGGATGCTTACGCCAAAGAATCGAAGACACTCGCGGATATGAAAGACCGCATGGACGAGATTAACCTTACACTTGCCAAACATGAGGAAATTGTTAACAAACTTCGTGACGATATTAGTAATTTAAATATACTTCACGAAACACAACTTGCTAAACTAGCAGCTACCGCTACGAAAGTCGATGAATTAAGGCTAAAACAAAAACAACTTAACGAAGATTTAACGAAGCAAGCCGATTTGATTAAAGCTTTAACAACGGAATATGAAGCTGTGAAAGCAGCAAAAGGCGAAGATTCTAACGAGACTCGTAAAGCTTATACCGAACTGATAAAGGCCCAATCGGAAGAAGCAAAAATGCGTAAAGAGTTACGGGATACAGATAAGTCGTTTAAGGAACAAGCGAATAACGTTAAGGAACTCCGAGATAAACTAACGGACTTAACAACGAAATACGACGAAGTTATTAAGAAACAAAAAGACGACTTAGCTGATGCTCTAAGTGATTATGCGAAAAAAGTATTAGAAACGAACAAGAAACTAGCAGACGATGAAAAGAAATTAACCGACGATTTCAAAAAGACTCTGAATGATCGTGCTAAATCTCTTAGTGACTTCGTCGGACTCTTCGAAGCAGTACAGCCTAAGCAGGTGTCCGGTACTCAATTACTCAATAACCTAAAAGGACAAGTCGATACGTTCGAAGGTTGGCAGAAGAATATTCAGACGCTTGCCGCTAAAGGCGTTGATCAAGGGCTAATTGCTGAGTTGAAAGAAATGGGACCGAAGTCTGCCTCTGAAGTGGCTGCGCTGACTACATTAACCGATACTCAATTACAACAATATGTTGCGCTCTGGAAGCAAAAGACACAAGATGCACGGACTGAAGCTACTAATCAGTTGCAACAACAGAACGCGGAAACACAGCAGAAAATCCTAGACTTACGGACACAGGCGAATACTCAACTAGAGGAGTACCGCAAAGAGTGGGCGAAGAAAAACGAGGAGATTCGTTCGAACACCCAAAAGGAAATAAACGAAATTAACAAGTCGTATAAGGAAATCACGGAAAAATCGAAAGACTACGGCGTTAATATGATGCTTAACTTTATCGACGGTGCAAAGAGTAAATTCGCTGATTTACAGAAAATGCTATCCGAAACGGTAGATACAATCAGCAGCTATATGTCAATGGTTGGAATTTCAACTCCAGCGATCAATATGCCAAGTGTTGCAAAAGTTGGTTCTTCCGTGTCGAACAGTTCATCTCAAACGTATACGGTAAACAATCTCGGCGGTATACAGTTGCAGTACGGAAGTTCTAGTGATGTAGTTGACCAACTTCTGCGGGAACTTCAGAAGAAGGGTGTGAAGTTGCAATGACGAGGCATCTTTACGTAGCTGGAGTTGACCGTTGGTCCGATTACATCCGTGATTCCCTTCGAATAGAAACGGCTTTAACGTATCAAATGGACACGGCATTATTTGACGTCAGAGGATCGCAGCCAAACGAAGGAGACGAAGTAATTATCGAAGATGACAGCGTTGGCCGTATATTCGGTGGCTTAATCGTCAAAGTCGATTTAGTGGATACCATGCCGGATCGCAAGACTACAGTTTGGCGTGTGGATTGCGATGATTATACTGCGTTACTTGACCGTAAGCTTGTCGTAGAGACATATCAAAATATGACCGCCGACGCAATCTTCCGCGACATCGTAAACAAGTATTGCCCTGGGTTTACGGTCAATGGTGTTGAAACCGTCGCACCGATTATCGAAGAAATAATATTTGACTATGTTCATCCATCCGATGCATTTAAACAAATATGTGACTACGTAGGATGGCAATGGCAAGTCGATTTCTATAAAGACTTAATATTCTTTAACGCAGAGGAGCTAAATAAAACGGCTCCTCTTTCTATTTCTTCCGGTGGATACTTCCGCAGCCTTAAGCACACTATCGACCAAACCGCACTTCGTAACCGTGTTTATGTTAAGGGTGGAACGATGTTATCTGATCCGTTTATTTACGAGACGGTATCAGACGGAGCCAGTCGTACGTGGAATTTACCGCACAAACCGCATGAAGTATCGCTAGTAGTCGGAGGAGTTACGAAAACAGTCGGAATCGAAAACGTCCACAAGGAAGAGGATTACGATTATCTAATGAGCTATCAGGAGAAATACGTAAGAGTTTCGGCACAGACGGCAACTCCTGCAAGCGGAGTGTTGATGACTTTCGTTTACAAATACGACATTGACGTCATTACTACAGTCGAAGACCTAAACTCTCAAGCGGCAATCAGCGCTGTACAAGGTGGAGATGGCGTATATGAGTTTGTTATATCAGATGATTCGCTGGTTACGTTGGATGCGGCTGAAGCAGCGGGTAATGCCGATTTGAGATCGCATGCCAATCCGCAGGTAAAGGGAAGCTTTGAGACGGAAGCGGATGTTAAGCGGATGTTGCCGACCTGGAATGGCGCATTGAGTACGACATGGGGAGGTTTGATGTAATGGCGACTAATACGCCTAATTTAAATTTAAAGAAACCGGCCTATACAGATCCGGTTGATATAGCAGATTTAAACGGGAACATGGACAAGATCGACCAGCAAATTGGAAGTTTATCGGTTTTTTTAAACCCTAAGTCATACGGTGCAAAAGGCGATGGGGTTACGTATGATGCACAGGCTATTATTGATTGTATCAATGACGCTTACACCAAAGGGATTAAAGAGGTTCATGTACCAAGTGGAACGTACCTATTGGATAAGACCGTAAAAATCATAAGCAAACACGACATTAAGTTAATTGGTGTTGGTTATGTCGAGTTTAAAATGAAAACGGGATTTATCGTTTCTTCTTCCAACCCTTCTGCACCTGATAACCGAGTTATTCATTTCGATAACTGCAATAATATCACAGTTGAAAACATTGTCCTAAATGGTAATGCTTCGGACACTTCTATTTACAACGGCTATGGAATTGCTTTTTTGTATGGTACTAATTGCCGTTTAAAAGATTGCATTGTGAAGAATTTAGGCGGTGAAGGTGTTGTTATCGAAGGTGGTTCTAAAATATGGGTAGAAAATACCGAAGTAACGAACACCAACCACGGCATTAATTATTACAATGGCGCAACCGATGTATTCATTGATAATGTTCGTGTGGACGTAAGAGGGTACGGCATTTTTAACGAAGCTTCCTTTTCATCCAAAATAACTAATAGCCGAATTAAAGGAACCAACGCAGGTTATATTGGATGGGCTTCTGATTTAGCTATCGGGTACGCTCAAAACATTGATTCGATAATTTTAGATGGAAACGAAATCATTGGTGGTCTAGGAATCAAGATTTACGAAGGAGCAAACCAAATTCTTGATGCCATTGTGACCAATAACAAAATTACAAGTGATAATGCTAGTGCTTGTCAATTAACGGTTTCTAATCGGGGTATATTCGAAGGTAATACTGTAATCGGAACAGCAAGCGGAAGTTTAGCGTTTGAATCGTTTTTATTACAAGCTAAAAATACAACGATTTCTGGAAATATATTTAAAGCCACCAATTCGAATTACAGTTTCCATATTCGGGATGATAACACCAATTGTCGCATTGGTTTAAATAATCATGTAGGGATTATCTTAAATGATGCCAATAAAGCCGCTATTAGCCGTGGAAATGTGTATGGTTCGGGAGATAGTACGCAAGTTCGTGGCGGTGGAAATGGAAGTCTACAGGACGAATCTTTCCGTAGGGTTAACGCAAATTACACCGTTATTTTAGAAGATAGCCTTATTTTATGCGATGCAGGAGCAAGCGGAATCACTGTTACCCTTCCAGCAACAGCAACTATTCCGAAGGGGAAGAAATTCAGAATCAAAAAGATTGCAGGAGCAGGAGTATTAACGGTTACTTCCCCTACTGCAAGCAGTATTGAAGGAAGTACGTCCGTTACAGTGACAAACTATGCGGAATTGCTGTTTGAAATGTACGCAGGAACACCGTATTGGTACATTTTAAATCAACGTTAAAACCCGATCAAATCAATATTTTACCGAGAAGTCCGAAAGGGCTTCTTTTTATTTTAACTCTAGGAGGAATGTACAATGGCAAACGAAAACATCAAAATTAAAGGTCATATCGCTTGGGAACTAATCCGTGATGGTGTCGTAGTAGAAAGCGGAGAACGTGACAATATTATCACTACCGCAGGAAAGAACGCTCTTGCATCGTTATTAAACTCAGCATCCGCAGGAACTTCTCTAATAACACACATGGGATTCGGTACATCAACAACGGCTGTTGCTGTTGGAGATACAGCACTAGGAACGGAATTAAGCGCAGGCGGATATTCACGTGTGGCTGTGTCTCGATCTGTAGCAAATAATGTTATTACCTATACTGCAACATTGACAGGAGTAACAAGCAATCCAACTATCCAAGAAGCAGGACTATTTAACGCATCCACAGCAGGAACGTTATTCGCGCACCAGCTTACAGGTGCGGTCAACTTAGCAACATCTTCTGATTCTCTAGCGGTTACTTGGACAGTTACCTTCTCATAGGACGTGATCGGGTATGAACTATTATATTCTTCCTAAAATTGGTACAGGAACATCATCAGATGATGCTTTTCGTCCTGATGTTCCTTCCGGAATACCTTATGTATGTCAAGAAACAAACGAAGGTAATTTTCTTGTGGGAACATCGGAAAGTATCCCGAATCAAACAACCATTACAGATTTGCAAGGAGCATGTACTTATTACGGTTTAAATTATGATGATGTTCTGAAATGGATGGTTTAGGAGGTGGTTAAATGACTGTGTTAGCATCGGATTCATTTAACCGCGCTAACTCAACATCAACTATTGGAACTACAGACAGTTACAATGGCGGGACAACAAAAACATGGCAAACCTTCAATGGCGCTGTTGGTGGAATCAATAGCAACCAAGCGTATATAGTCAGTGGAGGTAGCGGTGATAATATATCTTGCGGAATAAATGCTGGTGCAAGTGACGTTACTTATACGATAACTCTTGCTACTGCTGTGAATTTCTCTAATCTTCATATTAGATCTGCAAGTGCTTCATCATCCATAATACTCCAGTTAAAATCAAACGGATATTTTCTATACACTCTATCGTCAGGTACCTACACATCAATAGGTTCTACAACAGCCAAAGTTCCTGCTAGTGGAGACGTTGTTTCTTTTACTTGTAATGGAACGTCTATTACTATTTCCATTAATGGAACACAGTATATTAGTGCAACTACATCATTTAATCAAACGGCTACCATTTTCGGATTCGGTGGCGGAGGTTCGACCGCTAGATGGGATAATTTCGAGGTCGATGATTTAACCACAGGCGGAGGAACCACGACAACTAAATCATTATCTGATTCCGTTGGTTCTTCGGATGCCATTTCAAAATCCATTGTCCGTAGTCAATCGGACAGCATTGCGTCATCTGATACGATCAGCAAGCAATTATCAATCACGGTAGTTGATACGGTATCCAGTGGTGATGGTTCGCAGAAAGTCGATTCTAAGATGTTCAGCGACATGGTAACATCTGCTGATGCCATTTCCTCAACGAAAGGCATCAATTTAAGCGATTCTATGGCGATTGTGGATGCCATTACCAAAGCGTTGAGCATATCTAAAGACGATAACATAGGGACAACGGATACTGACAGTGAATCCGTTGTTAAAGGATTTGCGGATTTATTATCTTTGACGGACATTTTAACTAAAAACGGTGGCAAAGCGGTTATTCTTTCCGACAGCATTAATATTTCGGATACTCTCATAAAGAGTACCGTCAAGTTGAAAATGGATTCCGTTGGGCTAACTGATAACCTAGCGAAGCAATCCAATGTGAGTGTTCGCTTATATGATGTTGTGGTGACTACAGACCAGTTAAGCTTGTTTAATCCGAATGCACCGCAGATTATTGGGAAAGTGGAATTGCAAGGCAATCGGGAACTGTACGTGTATTTAATTGGTAAGCGAGAATTAAACGTTAATCTGAAAGGCGGGATTTAATTGACTGCTAAAAATCAGAATTTCGAAATGTTCCAAGGTGACACGAAAAATATCGTTGTCACCGTTACAGGAACGGACTTAACTGGCGCAAGTATCAAATGGGCAATGAAGCGTAGTGTATCCAGTACCGTTGTTGATGTGAGTAAAAGCATTGGCAACGGTATTTCTATTACTTCCGCATCCCCTACAAGTAGTGTATTTGAGATCAAACTTGATCCTGCTGATACTATCAACTTAAAGGGCGATTACTATCACGAAGCAGAGGTCAAAGATGCACAGAATAATGTTAGTACCGTAATGACAGGACGAATTTCGATCCAGTTAAGCGGAGTATAAAACCCGACCAAACAGGTCTTTTTTAGGAGGTGATGCCGTGGCAACATGGGGAGATTTCGTTAATTCACAAACGTGGGTGCCAGGGCAACTGGTGACAATCGATTTACCCGATAGAGGAATCAACGGTACATTCCTCATCCAAAAGGTCACGATCACACCAGCTACCCCGGACAAATGGACGTATAAAGTGGAGTATGGTGGCAGGCTGCTTGGTATTGCCGACTTCCTCAAAGCGTTGGTATCAGCGCAACAGAAGAAGAAAACGAATGATAGCGCAGTCCTGCACAAGTTCAAGTACGGACAAGAAACATCATTAGTTACGGATGAATTAGTAACTACATCCCATGCAAACGTGGCGTGGAAATGCGGAGATGCAGACGCAATATGCGGTTTTGTCGCTTGCATATAGGAGGTGACGTATGGAATTTACAGAACATGCCGGGATTGTCGGTCATTGGACGTTTACCTATGACGATGGGACCGTAATAGAACGAAAGAATCTTATCACTGGAAGCGGCCTGAATTGGTTCGCTTCTCTTTTTATTAACGAGACAACCAACGATGTACCCTTTTACATTGCGTTGGGTACCGGGACTGCTGCGGCAGTATCAACGGACACCAAGTTAGGCGCAGAGGGATTCCGAAAGTTGATTGCGAGTAAATCACGGCAAAACAACATGGTACGGTTGCGGATGTTCTTGCTACAGTCGGAAGCTAACCAGGATTGGGGTGAGTTTGGCGTTTATGCAGCAGGAACCGAAAATCTTGAATCAGGGGTACTTATCAACAGACTAGTTGCGCCAATATCAAAGGCCTTTAATCAACTCCTTACGATTGAGTGCAAACTCTACTTTAACGCAGGATGAGGTGAGTAAATGATTTACGCAGCAAAGAATGGGATCACGCAACTTGATGACGTGTTCCTCAATTCGTATATGTCCGCACAGTCGTCAAGTTTGATATTTGATGGTGATCTTGTTTCTTCGGCAACAGGATCGGGAACAACCGAGAACAATCTTTCGCTATCAGATTTATCCACATCGTTTGTACTCACGGGACAAACAACGATAGGACGAATAGAACTAGATCTGAAGAAGTACGGAGTGGGTGCGGATTTAACGGTGGAGATCCGTGATACAACTGTTGGCGGTACGCTTAAAGGTTCGTACACATTCCCGAAAAAGCTATTCAGCGCAACGGGTGGGTTCATCTCGTTACCTATCGATTTAAGCGGACTGACAGCAGGCGGCACTTATTACATTGTGCTGAAGATGGCCGGGGATAGCACGAATCATTTGCGGTGGATAGGTGAGAGCGGAGGGGCTTTACATTATAAGGTGTTTGCGAATACTCCGGGAACTTACGTATTAAAGCATGGGGTTTACGGTGCTAATGCTAAAACATTGCTTAACTATGATGGTAGCGGAAACTTGACGGAGATTTGGCGGTGGTTGCCAGCGAGTGATGGAACCATGATAATTTGCGATAAAATGACACCGACAAATGACGTGAATGGTGTCGCTACAAAGTGGGGTGTAAGTTAATGTTCGGCATGTGGGATGCAATATATGCGTATTTATCACGAATGGTTGGAAATCGGACGGATGCAGCTGATTCTGCAGGAAGTTTACATGCAAAGACAACTGATATAAAAAACGCTGTGAGTAATGTCCAGACAACTTTAACTGCAAAATCAGCAATTAAAAGCATTCAAAGAGGAACGGCAGCTGCTGGTGCTGCTACACCATTCTCGGTTACTATTTCGAGTGTGAACACATCTAAAACGATGGTTAATTTATTAGGGAAGCACTGGAATAACACAAACACTCTAACAGAAGCGAATGCTTTTGTAAGCTTATATTTAACCGATTCAACGACTTTGACAATAAATTCTTATGTTGCAGGACATACGATTTCATGGGAGGTGATCGAGTATGTCTAATTTTTACGCCCAAATTGACCATAACAACACTGTAATAGGAGTCAGTGAATTGCATTCTCAGGAAATAGCGGAACATCTAATTCCTATCGATTCTTATGACATTTCGTTATTAGGTAAGGTTTATGACAATATTACCAATACATTTTCTGATCGCGCTAAAACATTAGACGAAGTAAAAGCCGATAAGAAATCGGAACTTCTACAATATTACTACGGATCATTCGCAACGTTTCAATCATCGGCAACAGGAACGCTTAAAACGTACCCTATCGATTTAGAAGCACAGGACAACTTAAAAGATTATCAGCAACGGTTGATTGCGGACTCTACTAAAGATTCGTTCTGGTTTAAGACAATCGAAGATGGAACGTTAATTCAACACACAAGAGCGCAGTTCCTTCAATTGCTAGAAGATGCTGAAACGTTCAAGGTTACGCAGACTATTCATTACAACGATAAACTAGACGAAGTTAACGCAGCCACAGATGAAGCAACCGTTAATACAATCGTATGGTAAAGCGATACCTATGGAATCTATTGGTGGCGGTGGATCAGTTACTAAATTCGCTACTTGCCGGAGATTGTGATGAAACGCTATCTAGCCGAATGGGTAAGCGAATGTTGAAAGGCGATAAGCTTTGTGCGTTCATATGAATGCTGCTTAACGTGTTCCAGGCGGATCACTGCATAAAATCAATAGAACGGGATGAAGGAGAATCACTATAAAATAATACTTTGTTACAGAATAGGAGGAACGTACATTGTCCGCTAAATATCCCGTTAAAAAAGATCCGATAGACTTACGCGATAAGATTTTCCGAAGCTCGCAGTTTGCATCGACTGCCCACTTGCCAGTTTCGGTAGACTTACGACACCAAATGCCTGCCGTATTCGATCAAGGACAACTCGGTTCTTGTACGGCAAACGCACTCGCTGCGTTAATGGAATATCACACAATGACGAAGACAGCCGGTAGCTATGAAACGCTATCCAGGCTGTTTATTTATTTCCAAGAGCGATATATCGAAGGTACCGTCAACCAAGACGCAGGAGCCTACGCCAGAGATGGATTCAAGTCTCTTCAAAAGATCGGTGTACCTGCCGAAAAGTATTGGCCTTATGATATCGCTCGTTTTACCGAAAAGCCTCCGCAAGAAGCTTACGATAACGCAGGTCAATATAAAATCTCGGAATATCACCGTGTACCTAGTTTAACGGCATACAAAGCGTCACTAGCTGAAGGACTTCCAGTCGCTATCGGTTTTAAAGTTTACGCATCGTTCGAAAGCGCTGAAGTTGCGAGAACGGGAATGGTGCCGATGCCACAACGCGGAGAGAAATGGTTAGGCGGTCACGAAGTTCTAGGCGTGGGATACGACGATAACCGAAAGCTCGTTATCTGTATGAATAGTTGGGGAACATCGTGGGGCGACGGAGGTTTCTTTTATATGCCGTACAACGTGTTTACTCGTTTGGTAATGGATATGTGGACGGGGAAATAATCAAGAGAGCGGGTGTATAAGTGGATGTTAATAGCGAAATACTGACGTATTTTGTAACGCAAGGCCCGTTCGCACTCCTTTTCGTATGGCTTCTGTACACCACGAAGAAGGATTCGAAGGAGCAAATGGATCGCCAGGTATCCGATAGTAAAGAACGAGAGAACCGGCTTATGGCGCATGTTGAAAAGACTACGGAAACACTCGACGACATCCGCGATAGTTTACGCGATCTCCGCAGCGAGGTCGACGATATAAAACTAGAAATTAGGAAGTGACATCATGGAAGTTAAATGGATCGGCTCACCGAATTTCGGTACTGGCCGTAAAGGATATAAACCGCTCGCCATTATAAATCACATTATGGAAGGTACGCTCGCAGGTACCGACGATTGGTTCAGTCGTACAGAATCGCAAGTTTCTTCTACTTACGGAATTGGTCGCAATGGTGAAGTACACCAATACGTTAAAGAAGAGGACACGGCATGGGCTAACGGACGTAAACTTGAGCCGGATGAAGCGTGGCTCGCTAACTTTCCTGCGGGAGTAAATCCGAATCTATGGACGATTTCGATTGAACACGAAGGCTTTCCAGATCAACCGTTAACACCTGAGCAGATGGCAGCTACTATTGAATTACATCGCTATCTTTGCGCGAAGTGGGATATACCGATTGATGACGTACACATCACCGGACACTTCAAAATAGATTCGCAATGGAAAGCCAACTGTCCTGGTCCGCATTTTCCGTGGGATGCGATTTATACAGCGCTGAATCCTGCGCCAGTAGTAGAGGAGGAAAAAGAAGTGAGCGATTATAAACCGATTCCAATACCGGATTGGGCGAAAGCAACGATTGATAAACTGGTTGCGAAAGGTAAATTAACAGATCCAACCGGAGACTATTCGTTTTATCGTGTGCTAGTGATTCTCGACAGATTCGGATTATTCGATAAGTAGGAGGTAACGATATGCTAATGAAAATGCAGAAGGTTGCGTTTTGGGTTGCGATACTTGGCGCATGTAAACTCGTTGCGCAGATCGCCGGATATGAGATTCCGGACCAAATGATTAACGATGTGGCTAACGGATTGGCTGCGGTATTTACGGTGATAGGTATTGTTAAGGACCATGGGAATAGCGCAGTGTAAAAAACGCATTTTTTATAAGTTTCATTAATAAAAATTACGTAACGGGGTGGTGACAGTATGGATAAGCAAAAGTTGATGCATTTTTTCGGAGCAATCCTAATCCCACCAGTTATCGTAGTATCTATTTATTTTATTATGAGGTGGTTGTTATTTTAAATCACTATCTTTTTAATGTATACTCTTTCTAAACGATACAAAGAAGGGGTAGTGAACTTAATTGTCAAATGCTAAGTTGATCCAACTACAATTGGCTTTATTTTTTGCGGAAAATGAGCCTAGACCGGACAAGTTGGGGCAAAAAATTACCGACACCTCATTAGGAGATGTTTTTAATCAGATGCCAATTATTATGCCAATTCCACTTGACGCTCCGCCAGAAATACCGGTTGTGATATTGAGAAGTATGAGTGATGTTTATTCATGCAATATTTCAAGAAGCCGAATAGATTTCTTTGTAAAACCGGGCGAAAACGATGATTCGAACCAACATTTAATTGATTTTATCGAGCATATTCGTCCTTTTGCTTCCGTTGTATTTGCAAATAGAAAGGTAAACAGATTTGGATTTATTGGGCAGTATATGATCCGTACAAATGATCCGGTATCTAAAATTCATGGTAAATACCTTAAATATAACTTTGGTGATTTAGAAGAATTGAGCATTAGATTTAATAAAAGGTTTAAGAGTAAAAACGGCAATCTCTTAATGAATCGATTAATAGATATTAGCAAAGCAAATTTCACTGAAAAAAATGGCAAAGAACAAGTAGGTATTTTCATTCAAAAAGATATTAATAACGTGCCAAATGACCGTTATCTTAACATTGAAGATGTGTTAGCGATTATTAAATCAGAACAAGACGATTTCAATTCTGAAAGTATCATGGAGTTGGTATAA